AAATAATTTTCAGCAAAATCTCCAAGATTTTCAGAGATTCTATCCCACATGCTTTTATCTTTTTCGTTCATTTAATCTTTTATTTCTACATGAACTAGGTCATCGAATTTGTTATCATTTATATCTCCATCGGAATCCCAATCTCCACCCCAACGAATATTGACACCCATTGCTTTACCTAGACCTCTTAACATTCCACCCATATAATGAAACATTTCTCTATCATTCCAATCTATCGGGTAAGGAGCGAGGTCAACAGCTTTTCCTTCCATGTGTTTGGAATACTTTACTTTAGTTTTCCCTTGTGCTAATAATTCCTGCTGCCGCTCCTTACTCCGCAAACCTTCAATAATCGTTACATCCATAATTTTAATTAATTCATTTAGGACATTGACAAGTCTGGAATCAACACCTTTTAATCTACTTTTACTTCTTTTACCAAATTTGTACATTATGCTATTAACCAACTTTTCGCTTTTCTTTTAGGTTTAAACCAACTTTTTTTCTTTTCATCTTTTTTCATATTTGGTGGAAAAGCGTGTATTTGTGAATAATAAAGACTCTCAATTGTGTCATCGTGAGCCATTTTCGGGCCGAAAGTAAGAATTTCGTTAATTAAATCAAACATATTTTTCCGTAAATGCACTGTTCCGGTACTAAAACGGGCCGCAAGTCCACTATAAATGCGATTTCTTTTCTGTGTTCCGCCCGGTTTCTCAGGAATAACTGCAATATCGTACTTATTTAGCCTTCTTCTTTCATCATTTAGAGCCTGAAAGATACTTCTATTCATTGCAACATCCTCAACAGTGGATGACATACAGTTATATTTCTGGTGCAATTCTAGGATTATATCCACAACTCCTTTCTTTCCAAGTATCTCTCCTGTCTCTGGATTTTTAGAACCTATGGTTGGAACGCTTCTATGCCTTTCATATTCCAATACATATAATTCATTATTAGAATCTATTGCAATTACAGTAATGACAGAAAAATCACTATGCTTTGTATCGATGTCTGTGGCTGGGTCGCAACCAATGAATGTATTAACAGGTATATCATTGCCATCCTTAACAATATAATTAATTCCATCTTCATGTTTATAGTATCCTTCCCAATATCTTATGTGTTCTCTTCTCCATATAGCATCTTCTTCACTCATCACCTCCATCATATATTCTTGATAAAATTTTTGAGGTTGACCTGAGTCTTCGTAAAACTTTTTCTTTTCTTTTATTTTTGAGATTGGGAAGAACGATTCCCATAAAGGAGTATTTTCATCCAATAAAGCTTTATAAGTAATAACGCGCCACGAAAACTTTTTTCCATCTTTTTGAGACTTGCTGTAATTATTAATAAGATTGTTAATGAAAGAGTCATAATGTACGGGAGTACCATTAACACGCAACCGACCAGTATGAGGTTCAATAGCAGGATATACCACAGCGGTAACCAGATTAGCATTCTTATCCCTAGCTTCTTTTGTGATGGTGTTTGCTTCATGCTCGAAGTCATCAAGAACGATAAGGTCGTACCTTTTGTGGAGTTTTGCTCCTCCTCTGATTCCTGCGACATTACTTTTACTAATAAGTTTGCAGCCGTTCGTAAGCTCAATATCTTCTTCTGTCCATTTCCTACCTCGCATTGGACCAAAATAATATTTTATTCTATCATTAAACTCTAGATGATGTTTAATGTAGTCCATATTACCAACACTAAGCTTTTGTGTAGCAGAAACCCAAGCATAAAATAAAAAATTATCCTTTGTTGCAAATACAAAGTCTTTGATGATTGATGCTTTTGTTAGGACAGTCTTTCCATGACCACGTGGAATAATAATAGCAGTTTGTTTTACATTTCTATCGTCTATTGCATCTGATATTTCGTAATGGAAGAAAGGAGTCTCGCTTCGCATAAAATCATCTGGAAGAAAAAGTTTTCCAAATGATATAAGGTCTTTATATGCTAATTGTAAGGCTTCTTCAGCTTTTGATACATTCTGAGAATTAATATTCACTTATGTACTTTTTTCAAAAACTCTTTAGGTATCCCATCCCAAAATTCATACGCATCCTCGAAATATTGGTTACTATACATTCCATGTTTTTCCAAATAACTCTTAGGGACTTCAAACTCAAGCAATGGACCCGGTGGTCTTTTTTTTGATGTCGACTTTTCCCAAGTAGGAGATATTTCATTCATACGTTTTTTTATTTTTACATTTATCTCATTCATTATTTTTGCTGAACGCGAGCTTTCAGATGTTCTAATCTGCCTATTGGTGCCATGATAATAGGATTGATGCCTAGAAAGATTACGTTGTTCTTTTAACAGTCGTTTAATAACTGGGTCACTTTGATCTATTCTTAAACTGAAATTCCTTAAGAAGGGCTTGGTATATTCTTTTGCTATGTTCTTTTGCGCGCTAACCCATAAGTTGTCTCCGTATTCACCTCCAGTTCCTTGAAATTTTCCTTTTTTAACCATTAAACCGCGGTGCCACGACTTAACACCTCTCCATAAAGTAACCGTTTCCTCACCAGCTTTTTTGGCAGCTTTTAAAGCTCTTTTACCAGCAACCATTTGTCCAATTATAGGAATAGCAGATGCAGCTGACCAAGCAGCATTTCCAAGTTCTCCTTCTAAAGCGTATAATGTAGCATCTGCTAAATCAGCAATATTACCCAATCCAGGTGTCATGCCCGCAGCCATTAATGCATTATGTATCCCTTTAGTACTTTTATCTATTTCACCAGTTTTTAATAAATTAACAGAAGACTTATCTGCAACCGATTCCATCATATCAAAAGCCTGATTGCTTGAAACTTTACTTTTTTTTCTTTTTTGAGGAAAAAGATTTAATCTTTTGCCATTTTCATTCATCTTCTTGTTTATACTTTTTATCTAAATATTTTTCTAATT